ATTTCTCGGCTTATTCACGTCACATTGTAAAACATCAAGGGGTATCCAGGTACATCCTACTTCTCAAAGTTACAAAGTTTGCTCTCGAGTGTTATCTCGCGGGCTCTCCTTGTAACCCTAGAGAACTAGGGTGCCCCATGCGACTTAGTAAAGGTGGTCTACCTCTTTGGTTACCCTTAGAGGTTAGGCAAGCTTTCCTAGCTCGTAACACAAAATGGATACGGGCATGGTTATCTATCACCAATATTTATCGTTCCCTTCTTGATGAATACAAAGAACCTCAGTTTGATTCCATCACTGCTGAACCTTTTTATTCAGATCTCTCATCTTTCGGCCTTTTCTTAAGAACCTCGAAATTAATCCAAGATTGGAAAAGAAAATTTTCAATCAAGGATTTAGTTCCGAAAGTCTTCCCTCTTATGGTAACAGGAAGTGGTGTTGGTCCTGGTTCTTCCATACTCTTGTCGCACGTTGCGGCAAGACATTGGACGTTCCAACCAATTAACCATCTTCTTAATTACCTAACCCATGTTAATGCTGAAAGATGTTTAGAAGTGTATAAAGAGGTTCTCACTATTACACAACCGACTGCGTCTCATGAGCTACTAATGTATAAAACTAAAAGGACCTTTCTCGGTCAGCTTCATTTAAAATATGAAGCAGCCGGAAAAATCCGAGTTTTTGCAATGGTTGATTATTGGACTCAGTTGGCCCTATTACCCCTACACCAAGTCTTATTTAAAATGCTTGAATCTTTTGAAGAAATGGACGGTACCTTCAATCAAGAAGGTGCAGTTCACTCTTTGAAAGAAGCAGGCTATAAAGAATTTTACTCTTATGACCTTAAGTCAGCCACGGATCTTATCCCTCAACAATTATACGTAATTGTGTTGAATGAGATCTTCGGTAAACCTTTCGGTCAACTTTGGATGTCTTTATTGGTTGATCGAGAATTCGGTCTTCCTTATAAAGATCCTAAGAAAAAAGAGTATTATAGACATAATAATTTACATTATGTAACTTATACGCGTGGTCAACCTATGGGAGCCCTATCATCTTGGGCTTCCATGGCTCTAGTCCATCATCTAATTGTCCAGTTCTCATATATGAGAATTTGCCCATTAGAAAATATTACAGATATTTTCCGGGGGTATAGGGTTTTAGGTGATGACATAGTGATTGCGAATAAGGAAGTAGCGGAGGAATATTTAAAAGTCTGCGAGGAATTTGGGATAACTATTGGCTTAGCAAAATCTTTGATCTCACCGAAGACCGACCGAAAGGGTCGTTCTTCTTTAAGGTGTTTTCAATTTGCTAACCAAATAGTTCTAGGTCTAGAAGATGTTTCACCTATTTCTCTAAAGGAAGAGCTTACAGCTCAGTCTTACCAAAGCAAACTTGAATTAGTTTCAAGGATGCTTCGGAGAGGATGGTGTAACCCCACTTCTAGTCGTTTGACTTTTATTATTTCTCGATTGATGCCTCGTCTTTGGGCGAGGTCTCATCACTCCATGAAAGTTGGTAAATTACCAGCTTTCGTGAAGGCTCTGCTTCCACTCCTGCTAATGCC